ACCCAGGCCCTAACCCCATCCAAATTTGCATTATCTGATTAGTCCGTTATTATTGACGCAAGGAGGAACTTATGGAACTCGTTGATAAATCCGTCTCTCAGTGCCCATGGCCCCCTATGCTTTGGGACTATCAGTGCGATGCGAAAGACGCCGAACACGCCCTTTGTCTCATTGCTGGTGTCGGCGTCGACATGTGGGCCTTACGGTGCCCTTGTGGAGTACCCCTAAAACCTCGCCAGTTCGCCTTGGCTGGCTGAACGCCTAAAATCTGTGCTTCGGCCTCATGAAATGGGTCTACGTGGGTTCATGCCCCCCCCTACACGCTGTTGTCTTTCCCCTTCCCCCGTAGTTCAAAGCACCACAGTCCCCATGTTGACAAAATATGTCAGACCAAGTGCATTAATAGAGGGTGACAAAAAAAGGCACTATCAAACAAGTATGCGAATGATTCAAACGCCTTGGGCAGCTAGGATAAGAGCTCGAAAAAGGGGAAAATGGGCTTGCTGGGGCGGGGAATCCTAACCTCTCCAACAGTGCTAATGACCAACTGGTCTAGTACGTGTACTATCAAAATAACCGCCATTTAATGCGGTGCAGGAGTTCAAATCCCCACGGGTGGGATAAACCCCATAAATCCATGTTTTCTTGAAATCATTGATGAATTTGTAATCAGGTGTACTGATGTACCAGTACTTGACCAACTCAAAACAGGCCTAAACCACGAGATTCGCTTGATTCGCAGAGAGCAACCAGGAAGCCCTAGGGCACCCTTGAAGACCAGGTTGCCTCCCTTAAGCGACCATATCTGCTGGTCTAAGCCCCTGTTTAAGCAGCGTGTGGCCATGAAGTTCGAAAAAGCCCTGTTTCGGACCCCGCGAGACCAGTTCAGTGTGCGTATATCCTCAAACATGGATTCGAAGCTCTTTGTCTTGTGCTGCGCGTCTCGAGCCCCTCGCCCAACAACATCCGTCACCAAACACGACTTCACATTCGGTCGGCTCAAGGTCCGGGGAGACGCCTAGTTTTCGTAAATGAAATAAAAAGGCCCCTAAGACTCGCAATCTTAGAGGCCAATATCGGACCGTTGTAGGACTCTCGTGAGTGAGAACAAACCTACCTCAAGACGAAACTCCGATCAACGCAGGACTACAGTAGCGGGATGCGATTGATTCCAACCCAACGCACACCGACTTCCGTTTTCTTGGACTCGTTTGAGGATCCAGGTCCGAACGCAGATATTAGTAACTCTGCCCGCATCTCCTAACATTAGGTTGGAGTTCCATTTCCCTGGTCGTCGATAGCCGTAGATCGTCACAGCTTCGAACATGTGGTTACTCGCTTCGAGCCTGGCGCGTGGAGAAGAGCGTTCGAGTTGGAGTACTGGCGTGTGCGGTGGTGACGTTTATTGTCACGTGATGTGCGTGGCGTGTGTGCGTAGAGTGGCCACTATGGCTCATGTACGTCTATGCTGGTGTTGTTGATAAGGGGGGGTAGTGGGTCTGTATACGGTAGAAGGTGGCATCATCCCCCCTCCCCGCACACAAAAAAATAAAAAATAATAAAACCGGTATTTTACACATTTTATTTCGGTTAATGGGATTTATCCCAAGCAAACATTCGACAATGGGTGTTGACAGGCAGGAGTAACCTTATGGAATACTGGAGTATATGCGTTCTAGAATAATATGTTTGGGTACCGGAATAGAGTCTAGGGATCATAGATTTCGAAAATGTCGAGCATGCCGGGGATCAAGGGTTTGAGTACAAAATATTCAAAAGGGATAGACGCTGTTGGTGAGGCCGTAAGTGCGACAAGTGGGCTAATAAATCCGCCACAGGACGCCTTCGACATTGGAAATCCCAGATCGATGATGTCTCTCTTGCCTACAAGATGGGCGCAAGGTTTTGAGGAGGCGTATCGGACCCACGCCGAATATTTCGAGATGACCGAGAGAGAGCTTTATAAGCATCTAAAAAAAGAAGGCAAAGCCCCAGATTCAATAATCAACACAATAAGAATTAGACTATGGCTCGAATACGAACGATGCCAAGCAGGAGACGGCAGGCGGATCGAGATCTTTAAGGTCTTGGGCGAGGTATGTCGTGCAATTAATTTCGAGAAATTCATTTTATCTAGGCCAGACAGAGCGGCATGGCTTTTGTGTCCACCGACTTCGTATCATTCGAAGGTGGAGGAGGCTCTTGATTTCGGGATATCGAAGCTTAGGGATATTTTGGATTTGGATGTGATTACGACAACGACGTTGAAGAATGGCAAGAAAAAGACTGTTGTGAACACAAAACTTGGCGAACTTCAGGCAAAGATTGTTAACATGCTTGATGTTCGGGTTCATGGGGCGGCGAGGGTTCGCATTGACCAGAATGTGCGGCAGGTGAGTTTGAACTTGCACCATACTTCTGGGCAAGTATCTTCGGCTATAGAAGATATGACAGCCGAGAGTCTTGAGGCGCAGATAAAGATTTTGGAGCGTCAGGAGAGAAAGGCGCTTAATCTTCCACCGGAGTCTGATTTTCAGGAGATTGAGGTAGTGGCCGAGGACAAGGAGAGTTCTGATGGAGTCGTTATCGACAGTGCCTTGGTGGATGTACCCGCTATGGATAGTTTCGATACTGTTGTGGATAAGTTCGGTTAATGACAGATGAGTAGGCCTAACTACCGGGAATTTAGGGAATCAAACCCTGATCTTTTCCCTGGATTCAATAATCCACCCAGGACGTTTTTATACGCAAAGCTAAAGTATATCTACCGCGTGCTTCGCCATAACAATTGGAATAGGAGCGAGACGGCGCGCACTCTTGGCGTGTCTCTTCGCACGGTTCGGTATTATGTGATCAAGATTAAAAAGGTTGGTTGGAGAGTGCCTCGTTCTCCTTATTGGGGAGAGTCTGGGTCAACTCTTAACGACAACGGGACTTTTGATGACGTTCAAAACGAGTCCGCAGCACTTCCCGCCGAAAGCGTTGATTGAAGGCTGTTGACGCTAGAAAAGAGAAGATTAAAGAGCTTCAATCACGAATCAGGCTTCGCGAGGGGCTGCCGCACCTTTATGGGTGGAAATGGTATAAATGGGCACGCGAGTTTTACGATTCAACTAACCGATTTTGTTTACTAACGAGCGCGAACCAGGCGTCAAAGTCATCCTCTCAAATAAGAAAGATGATCCACTGGTGTACGTCCCCAGATTTATGGACAAGACTATGGCCGACTCGTCCTCAGCAGTTCTGGTACATGTACCCATCTTCTCAGCAGGGTACTTCTGAGTTTGATACAAAATGGCAACAATTCCTACCGCGTGGTGAATTTAAGAACCACCCAAAGTATGGGTGGAAGGCGGATATTCAGCAAAAGCAGATTAAATCCATCGTCTGGAACACGGGCGTTCGTATGTATTTTAAGAGTTATTCACAGAAAGAAGTCAATCTTCAGAGTTCAAGCGTGCACTACATAGCCTGCGATGAAGAGTGTCCAGAAAATTTGTACAATGAGCTGATATTTCGTCTCACGGCTACCCGAGGTCACTTTTCAAACGTATTCACCGCAACCCTAGGCCAGGACTTTTGGCGCAGAGCCATGGAACCAGAAGAAGGCGAAAGAGAGGTGCTCCCGGATGCCTTTAAAAGGACCGTGTCTCTCTACGACTGCCTCAAATACGCTGATGGCACTCCATCGCATTGGACTCTCGAGGACATAAAAAGAATAGAAGACTCCTGTTCAACCCACAATGAGGTCCTAAAGCGAGTTCACGGCAAGTTCATTAAAGACGTGAACGGCCGAAAATACCCAACATTCGACATAAAAAAACACGTTAAAGGTTCTGGACCAATACCTTTTGATTGGAATATTTACTCGGCAGTAGATGTTGGATCTGGTGGTGCTGACAACCATCCAGCTGCAATCGTATTTATCGCCGTAAACCAAGATCTAACCATAGGTCGCGTATTCAAGGCCTGGCGTGGAGATGGAATAGTGACGTCCGCTGGGGATGTGTTCGCCAAGTATCTTGAGATGAAGGCCGAAATTGGTCGAGACATAACCGCTCAGTATTACGACTTTGGCAGCAAAGACTTTGACATCATCTCAACAAGAGCGGGTGAAGCCTTCATTAAAGCCGAAAAATCCCATGACTTAGGTGAGCAAATAGTAAACACCGTTTTTAAGTTCGGGATGCTCACCATCGATGAAGGCGACGATGAACTCAGAAAGCTTGCCATAGAGCTGTGCTCCATCCCAAAAGAAGGTCCGAGAAAGAAAAAAAGAGACGATTTGAGCGACTGCCTCCGATATGGAAACTGTGGAATACCGTGGGATTTCTCAAAGACCGTGTTACCGATAGAAACAGGGGACAACAGTGAACAAGAAGAAAAGAGGGAGGCCGCGAAAAATCGTTTCGGGGACCTCATCGTCGTTAGACATGACTTTGAAGACGGAGCCCAAGAAGGCCAGGTTCAAAGCATCGAATCAGAATTCGCCGAACTCAACGAACTTTACGGCCGATGAAATCTGTAAAATCCTTGATAGTTGTCGCCGCTCTGGGGTCTCAACCCTGCTTCTTGGCCCCCTTAATGCTACCTTTGGGGTTTCACCAAAACTTGAGTATCCAAGCACCATGGAACAAAGCCCATGGAACCCAAGCATACTTCAGGGTTTGCGTCCTACCCCGACTACCGCTACAATTTCCGATAACGAGCTGGAAAGCGGATTAGTCGATGCCGAGGTTTCAACCCTGTCTTGGGAAGAACGCAAACTCAGGCAAGAGCAGTTAGAGGAGTTGGCTATCACCGATCCAGTGCTTTACGAAGATTACATCTTAAGTGGCGATCTCACTAACGAGGAACCAAACCCAGATGAACGCAACGACTGATACGTTCCAGGTAAATGACGAAAGCCCTTACACCCTTGCCGATTACGATCGCATGTACACCGAAGATGAGTCTTGCGACAAAGAGGATTTTGCCGAAAAGCGCAGTAACGTGCTGCTCAGAGCAGGTGAACACTATAACAAGAAAAGATTAAACCTCTATCGCAAGCTTCGTGATTTTAACGACATCTCAAGTGAGCACAGGCTTCGGATCACCAAAAACCACATTCAAAACATCTGTAATATCTACACAAACAACATCTTGTCCATGGCTCCCGGTGTCGGGTTTTCTCCAAAAAACGAAAAAGAGATGCAAGACCAGAAAGATACCGAACTCTATAAATCCCTCTGGGCCGACGCAAAAGAGAAGTACTCTATTTCAGAAAAAATAGACGACTGGTGTGACGCCATGGTCGGTATTTCTGAGGTTGCCGTTAAGATCTTCTACGATCCACTAAGCAGCATCACGGGCAAAAGGTTTGTTTTCGAAAATATCTTTGGTTTTAACCTTCTTCGCCCCCCAGAGTGCAAAGACATGCGTGAGGCCTCAAGGCTCACCATCAGAAAAATGGTCTCTATCTACGACATAAAATCCATTTTTGGCGGTGATCCCGCAAAAGACCGAATGATCGTTGGTTCTTCTGATGAAACCATGAAGGTTTTCGATGCCAATCGCGGCGGTTTTAGAAATGCTGAAAATGAACTCATGCTTCGTGAAACCTATTTTCGACCATGCTCAAAATATCCAGAGGGTTGGTATGCATATGTCGTAAAAGGGGGGGTTCTCGCCGAAGGACCTCTGCCTTTTGGTGTGTTTCCCATAGTCCACGCCTGTTTTGATCATGCTCCGACATCAGCTCGCGGCATCGGTCCCATCCGGACCATGCGTCCATACCAAGTTGAAATTAATCGCTGTTCAAGCAAGATTGCCGAGACCCAAACCACCCTTGGCGACGACAAGGTAATCCTCTCTAATGGGGCGAAGTTCTCACCAACAGCAGCATTCCCAGGAATCAGAGCCTTTGGGGCTACCGGAGGGTCCGCACCCGTAGTTTTACAGGGCAGAAGCGGTGAGCAGTACGTAGGTCATCTCCAGAACACCATCACAGAACTCTATCAGGTCATGAACGTTGCTGAAGACGGAATGGAAAGTCAGTCAAATGCTCAGCTCGACGCTTATTCGCTTCTCTTTAAGAGCGCCAAACAGAAAAAGAAGTTTAAGCGTTATGTGGGTAGGTTTGAGAGATTCTTGTTTGATGTTGCACGCGTTTACCTCACTTTGGCTAAAAAATCACTTACCGATGAAGAGCTTGCCCTAGCCCTTGGTCGCGATGAAATCGATAACATAGCTGAGATAAGAAACTCATCAGACATAAACTGTCAGATCATCATCGAAGGTCAGTCAGACGACATCGACACAAAAATGGGCAAACAGCTCATGATTAATCATGCGCTTCAGTATGTTGGCCCACAGATGAAACCCGATGACATCGGAAAACTTCTGAGAATTTCCCCTATCGGTAGCTACGAGGGAATGTTCTCTGATATGACCCAAAAATATGACAATCTCTGTAATGACATTTTGTCACTCGATCGCGGAGAACGACCACCCATTCACCCTGGAGATGAGCACGCCTATATGTCGGCAGGGCTTAACTCTAGGATGAGAAAAGCTGATTTCAAGCACTTGCCTGCTCAGGTTCGGATGAATTATCAGGCAAAAATAATGCTTCACGACAAATTCGAAGCATATAAGCAGCTCCAACTTCAGCGCGCCAAAGATGGATATATACCAACTGGCGGGTATCTCGTTGTGTGCGACCTATATGTACCATCCCCCACCAAAGGAGACCCAGAAAAAACTCAGCGCGCACGCGTCCCTTATGAGGCTTTGTCTTGGCTTATTAAGCAGCTCGAAGCCCAGAACATGGGACAAGCCGAACTTAATCAAATGGATTCATCTCAGCAGCTCGGTGTCATGGAGCAATTAAACCAGGCAAGAGCATCCCAGTCTCAGCAAAACGTCCAAGCAGTGTAGTTAATAAAAACGCACTGGCATAAATTTGTCGCCGCAATGACTGTTGCCATCGCATAACCAGGAGCCACTCTAATGAGTACCGGTAACAATGCAGTACCAGCATCAGGCGTTTCCACGCCCGCATCCCAAGAAACCACGACTGTAACCCCAAAACCAAAAGTAAATAAGCCAGCAGCGCAAGTAAAAAAACACGCTCAAGCTCCAGTCGCACCTCAAGCCAAATCCCCGGAGCCTAAAGGTCCAGCCGACGTAAACCTTGGGCAGAACACTTTTGAAAACGCCAAGGCAGATAACCCGCTAGCGAGCCAAAAAAAGACGCTCACCGAAAAAATTCAAGAGCACGCGGAAAAAGTTCAAGCCGAGCGCGCTAAATCTGCCGGGAAACAGGTTAAGAAAACAGTAGTCGTTAACCCAGTAGACGAGAGAACACCGGATCAGATTAAGGCTGCATCTGCAACCGCAGGAGCAAAGCCAAAAGAGTCAATGCCGGCTGTGGCGGATGAGGGTGATTTAGATCCTGGAAACCAACCGGTGTCTGTGGTTCAGCAAGCCCTAGACGATGCAAACGATCTAAGTACTCAAGATCCAGACTCTTCTGTTGAAGCTTTAGATACCCCACCGTGGGAACCTAATTACAAAATTAAGTCAAAAAAGCTTGACCCAAACATGAAGGATGGCGTTGCCGACATTGAGTCAGAAATCCCAGAAAGCTTTCGCGCTCTAATGAAGGACCCTGAGTCTGAGAAACAGGTTCGTGAGCTGTTTGAGAAATCAAGCTCCGTTGACTACATAAAAGAAACAAGGCTTAGGGTTCAAGAGCAGCGAGACCATGCCACAAACTATATCGAACAAATGCATGGCAGGCTTCAGCAGGTAGAGCAGCAGATCGGGCAAGGTGATTTGGATTCCGCGTTCCAGACCATGGCCATACCAGAAGAAAAGGTATTGCAATGGGTTCTCAATAAGATAAACTATTCCCAACTAGAGCCCGGTCAAAGGCAATTGATCGACGCTCAACGGGCAAGCGAAGCTCGCGCAAAGACTCTTGAGCAGCAAAACCAGCAGCTCTTTCAGGGTCAGATGAAAGCCATGGTCTCCGCAAAAGGAATGGCTCTCGACGCGATTCTACAACGGCCTGATATTTCGCAAGTGATTTCCGCGTACGACACGCGTGAAGGCAGAAAACCTACCGATCCATCTTTCAGGGATTTGGTAATAAATCACGGCGAACTGTCTTGGCATCGGAGTGGTGGGAAAGCTGATCTTTCCCCGCATGAAGCTGTTGAAGCTGTTCTGCGAGACTATGGTATCGCGCAATCCTACGGGAGTGCCGGAACCAAACCTCAAGCACAGGCTCAGGTAAGGCAACCTCAGGCTGCCCCAACTCAAGGTCAAACGCCTCAACAGACAAGGCAAACCCAGGCTCTTCCTCGTGTGGAAGGAAGATCTGTTTCTCCAGCCAAAGCAAAAATCACAAAGATGTCACACCTTTTAGAATATCGAAAAAAAGCTTTAGGCATGTAAATCTACTGGTCCGCGCTAACAAAGGCTCGCCAGTAAGAAAAATACTGGAGACCTACCTTTATGGCGACCCAAGAAACGTCAAGAGTTTTTCAGGAGATGATCAACGACTTTCTCCCGAATGAACTGCTCATGGCTGAGATGAATGATAACGTCTATGCCTTAAATAAGTGTCAAAAAGATGACTCTTGGACTGGCCAAGGCGATCTAATCGTACCATTTGAGGGCGCTGTAGCTAGCTCTCTTCGTTACGGTAAACTTACTGCATCTAGCAACATTGCTGATGACGTATTTGTTCGCGGTAAGGTCGAGACCCAGAAAGAAATCTGGGGCACGATGCGATTCTATTCTCGCGATTTGATGGAACACAAAACGGTATCGGAGAAAAACTTTCTTCAGATCCTCCCTGGCCGTATTGACCGATTCATTAAGCGCAAGAAATCTGCCGTGTCTACAAACTTACTCATCGGTGCGCATACCTGTAAAGCTACTGCCGTAGCTACCGGTAACGATGGCCTAGTTGTTGTTGATCGCCCAGACCGCGTTGAAATCAACCAGATGCTTCAGTTTTATACGACTGACGCAACTGAAGTTGATTCGTATGTTCGAAGCATCAACGTCAACACCAAAACACTGGTACTCTATACTGCCCGCACGGGTGGTTCGGTTATCAACTTTTCTGCTGGTGGCAAGGACTTGGCTGTTGCAGCCAAGCTCTACAATGAAGACGCAAAAGATAACGCATTTAGCTCTATGCGCGATCATCTTTTGTCGGCGGCAAACGGTGGGACATCTACTCTGTACGGTGTAACAAAGACCGATTACCCATATCTTCAGGCCTACAACGTTGATGGCGGGTCTTCTGGGTTGGCGATCACTGCTGAAAACATTGTCGACACTCTATTTGATGCCGGCCTAGACATCACGATCTTTGGTAAAGGCAACCCATCTGACATCATCCTCTCGCTTAAGCGTTGGGGTGCTGTTGTTAAGGTCCTGCAACACTCCAAAGGTCCTTTTAACGTCGTTCCTGGAAGCCTCAAGACCAACGAGCTTGGCTGGAAAGAAATCAGCATCGGTGGTCCAAAGGGTGAGTTTAAGGTGGTCGGCGTTCACGAAGCAGATGACGACATCGCAATGTTTGTCGACTGGTCTTCGTACACGTTCTACTCAAATGGCGGTTTCCGAAAAGAGATGAGCCCTGATGGCCTTGAATACTTCACCGTTCGCGGCGAAGACGGCTACCAGTACATCATCGATCTTTGCCTGTTTGGTGAGTTCGTCAATAAGACGCCTTGTTACAACGGTATCGTTTACGGGATCAGTTTCTAAAGGTGGTTCCTGGGGTGATCTGCCCCGTGTTGTCGCTTTGCGGCGATAATCCGGGGCAGATTGCTTAACTAGCGAACATAAAACGGAGAACCAAACCATGAAGACCTTAATCTCTCTATTGACCCTTGTAAGCCTCTTTCCCTTGCCGGCCATGGCTGTAGCCACTCACGCAAGGATGAAGGCTAAGCTTAATCAAAACATCGTCCCATCAGATGGGAATTTGTTCCGGTTGGGCGATCAATTTACCAACAAAAAAGTACAGGTTATGAAAGTAACCTTCGATGCTTCTCTCACCGGAGCCACTGGATACCCTCTTAAGTATGTGGGGACTCACTCTATGAGGGATGTTGACGGAACTAGCGCTACGATCCCAAGTGGGGCACTTGTAAAAGAAGCCTGGATCGACATCACAAACACGGTTCTAGCAAATAGCGCTGCTCCACGGCTGTGTTTCCAGATTCAAAGCGAGTGCGATCTTAAGTCTGGACAGACAAGCCAGGCGTATCAAACAAACGGCACTACTTCATTCAGACAGATTCTTCCTGTTGATGGAAATACCGTGATGAGGCTTACGGCAGATCGAATCGTAAAAGCCGTTGTCACTGGCGGCGCTCTTACGGGCGGCACGATGAACCTGTTTATTGAATACTTTCTGCCATAATCGGCACTCGCCCAGGAGGAGCCAAAAATGGGAGTCATTAGACGTGTAGTGAGTTTTACACCGGTACTGGCCAATGCCGGTAGTTACTCAGCCAATGATCAGTTGGGTGCCGTAAACACCCTAGACAATTCGTGTGCAGATCCGGGTGGTACGGTAGAAATTGAGTCCCTGGTTGTTCTCGATAGCGCCAAACAGTCGCTTGCTTTAGATGTGCTGTTTTTTGATGTTCTTCCTGTCTTAGCCAGTGCCGATAATGCTGAATTTGAGATGACTGATGCCCTGTTTAATGCGGGATTTAAGGGTGTCATTAAAGTCGTTGCTGGCGATTACATCGCGCAGAAAAATGGATCAGCGGCAAATCCAAAAAACCAGGGCCTGTTCATCCGGGCGGTAGATGCATCTAAAAAGTTGTATTGTGTTGTTGTCACTAGGGGTGCACCTACGTATGCGTTGGGTGATCTTATCTTTCGAGTGGGAATCAAGCAAGGGGCGTCATAATGCCAAGCTTTGCTGTCCAACCAAATTATAAGTATATCCAGCCAAACCTGGTAACGATCAATGCCGCAGAGGTCTCGTTGCCGGCAGTGAGTCTTGCCGGTCTAGTGTCACCATCGAAGATCTTTATTCAGGCCCTTTCCGCAAACACTGAAAATGTATTTATCGGTCCAACCGGTGTTCTTACCACGGGCGCTAATTCCATTTATGAGATAGCCCCTGGCGGCAGCGTTTATCTTCCAAATCACCTACTCTCCTACTGGAAAATGATCTGTGCAAGTGGCGGACAAAAGGTCATGGCCACTTATTTCAAGGGGGTGTTTTGATGCGAACATCCATAGTTGCAATCATTATCGGAATGATTTGGGTTATTCAGGTCTACGCCCAGAGCACAAGCCCGGTGACTCCAGGCTCAAGTACCGAGCGGGCTCTCGGTACTTCTGGTGGCTCATTGCCATCACAATACAAGGTAATAGCCGGAAAAAATGGATCAACAGTAGTCCCTCTTGAGGTCGACTCAACAAACTCACTTAAGGTATCGGGAATATTTAGTCAGTCGGGTAGAGCGGTAGCAGACACTGCGCGTCTGGATTATGCATCCACCAGCGTAACTACCGGTGCGTATGTCCAGATCATCGCCACCACTGCGGCAGCAACAGCAGTTTGTGACGTTTTTGATAGTTCTGGCCAAACCCTTTTTCTCGCTGTTGGTGGTTCTGGTTCTGAGATTGACCAGATCAGAGTGGTTCCGGGCGGGAATGGCGTTATCCCTTTAAAAATAGCAGCCGGCTCCCGTGTGTCGTTAAAAGCCATATCGGCAACGGCTAGTGCCGGCGAATTTGACATCAACTGTTACCAGTGAAGGTTAGATGACAAAAAAGAACGCGTTTTTAGCACTGCTGTTGGCAAGCCTAGTCTTCATAACTCAGCTCTTTGCTGGTTCTCCCGCCATATACTCAGGCACTGATGCTCTAATCTTAAAGTCCAACCTAGACATAAATAGGGTGGCAAAGATTCTGACTGGAACCGCAGATCCAACTTCGGTTGCCCCAGAGACTGCCCCACAGGGTTCTCTTTATTTGCGAACAGGGGCTTCGGGCGGACTACTCTACAGAAAACTAGATGCTGGAGTCAGTACAAACTGGGCTTCTGACTCAGGGACAAATACCGGGGACGTAACTCTCGGAACTTTTGGCAGCTCTCCCTCTACATCTGGGGCAAGCCTATCTAGCCAAGTCTTGACCCTGCAGCCAGCCGACGCAACTCGGCCCGGCGGTGTTTCCACAACAACACAGACTTTCGCTGGGGATAAGACGCACACCGGTGACGTCACTATCAGTAAAACCACGCCGACGTTGAGTTTTACTGGAGTTGCATCTCTAGGAACTACTGGTTCTACCGCTCTAAACTTCAAGGTCAATAACGCCACGGCGGCTTATTTAGAAGCACCTACTGCTACGTCAACCACTGGGACGATGTTCGTCGGAAACACAAGAGCGGTAATCGATGCCGCCGCGCAAACAAACACCGACACTTATGGTCTTGGAGTTTATAGCTTAGATAGTGTTGCCACAACAACTCGGGATTATGGCGCAGGGATCAATCAATACCATAAGATAAATTCTACAGCACAGGCCGCCGGCCAGATTAGGTCCGCATTTTCAACCGAGTTAGATCTCAGTCCAGCATCCAAAGTTACCTACGATGGAATTTATTATGGGTTCGTCGGATTCGCATCAAATACTAATGTTGATATCTTAACCGGCACATCAAAGCTCATCGGTGCTTCATTTTATGGCGCGAATAGCGGAGCGGGTACTACAACAAGAAAGTTAATTGGCGGTGAGTTCACCGCTGCTAACTTTGCTGCTGGTGAAGTTCAGAACGCCTACGCTGGTTCGTTTAACGGTTCTCAAGCCACCGGGACCGGAAGCGCAGCACACGTTGCTGCCGGTATTGTTATTGGCGATCAACAAGATGGTATTCCGATTACTGCCAGCGGAAGTTCGACCTCAAATGAGGCGTATGGTTTGTGGATCAAGTCCGGTGCCATCAGCGCGAGCGGGACCGCTAATGATACGTATTCCATAAAAAGTGACGCAACCTCTAAAAGTGTGTTCGCAGGTCCTCTTACCGCAACCACTCTTACTTCTGCTTCAGCGACTCCAACTTTAGATTTTACCGGCGGCACGACAGTATTGGGTACGACCGACAGCAACGCCCTTTCGTTTAAGTCTAATGGAACTGTTGGCGCGTACCTGAATACTGATGGATCATTCACTATTGGCGGGACCAAGGCGCAGTTAGCTCCTGCTGCACCAAGCATGCGACTTTCCGTAAAGGTAACCGACACCGCCGTGCCTACTCCGTTCAATTCTGATTACGCTTCGCTTATTAAGTTTCAGTTGAATCCAACCGCCAGTCACGCTTCGTCATCGTATAAAAATGGCCAGTTTCTTGAGTTAAATATCAATGCCTCTTCTAACTTGATTGACCTGGCTGGAAATTATTCGGGAGTTCAGGACTACATCTCCGTTGATAGGGGCAATATTACCGGAGGCATTAACGGCGGGGAGTCTTCGGCTCAGCACTACGGTGATGGCTATGTAGCAAGTGGCATCGGCCATAAAGCTTACGTATATAATGGTGGTAACGGCGAAATACGGGTGGCCAAAGGCCTCGCTATACCTACCGTTCACGCAACCGGAACCGGCAGTACTGCTCACAGCGCTATCGGTATTTCTATAGGAAGCGATAACTACGGCAATGGTGAAGTTTTATCTTCTGGATCGTCGACCTCAAATACTTCGATAGGAATCGACATATTAAATGTCATATCGGCAAGCGGGACATCGAACTCATGTTACGCCGTTCGTTCGCAGTCGACTTGCCAGAGTACGTATGCGGGGTCATTAAGTTCAACTGCTTTGACTGTGAGTGGCCTAACCACGGCAGGACCTGTTTCAACTAACTCATCTGGCGTAATTTCTTCCGCAGCTCAGCTCGAAGCCACAACAGTAAAAGGTGCGACACTAACGGTAACTGCTGGCGAGAACCTGGCCCTTGGTGACGCAGTTTACATCTCGGTTGGTTCAGCCGACGGATCTCGAACCACCGGAAGAGCCTATAAATTAGACGTCACTAACGACAATCGAATGGAGTTTGTCGGCATCGCTCCTGCCGCCATTACCTCGGGATCGACTGGCCTCATTCAAGTTTCTGGTCTTGTCACCGGATTGTCCGGACTAACCCTTGGGATGCCTGCATACGGGTCCACAACGAGTGCCGGCGGTCTGCAAGTCACCGCACCAAGTGTGGCTGGTCAATGGATCATTCAGCTTGGTGTTGCCATTTCAACAACAACGCTAGCCATTAATGGAGCCGCGTCTGCTACTGCTGTCGCTGTTTCATCTGGATCTTCTGGTGTCATAGAGGCCATATCCACTAAAACTGGAGACTACACCGTAACTACGTCTGACTATAATATATTATGTGATGCATCGTCTGGACCGGTAACAATCACCTCTTTTGCTGCAACATCAAACGCGGGGAGAGCTTTTTGCGTGTCTAAAATAGACGCATCTGGAAACGCATGCACCGTAGCCTTTGGAGACCTTGCCAACGGTGATGCAACAATGGTCTTGAGCGAACAGTACGTTTCGCAGTGCTACAAAACAAATGGGAGCACGTTCTATGCATTTTAAATCACTCCTTTTTGTACTCCTTGCCATTGGTCCGCATCAGGCCTTCGCCGGGTTCACGGGGTTGCACTTTAGTACCAACGACTCAAACAGGCTAACGACCGATGACACAAGCTCTGGTGACTCGTCATACAATACTTTTGTCACTACTTACGAAAAAAACCTAAGCAGCTCTGACAGTAAAAACAATATTTACAGCTCCCTTAATATAGATCCACCGAATTCACCAATATTAAATGGGACATGGGTTGGTCATAAAAACAGGGTTGAGTCGGGCAACGGACTTGTTCAAGAGGTTGACGGATCTACAGTCATGGCTCTGGTTACTGGTGGCACAGTTGTCTCCTTGTCGGGTCAAAAAATATCCGTAACGGCCCCCGCCGGTGTGGCCAGAAGTTCCAAGGGTCTTCAGGTCATAGAAGTTCAGTCTCGTGGTACGGGCGATGCATCCGGCAACCATGAGGCTGTCGGTATAGAAGTTGGCGGCGTGTATGTTGCGGACGGAACAGCCAACAATAAAGCGTATGGATTTAGAATCAATGACTCCATTTCAGCCACAGGCACGCAGGCTCTAGCGTACTCTCTGGCAAATGATTCACTCCAGCCGAGTTATTTTCTAGGAAAGCTTTCGCTTGGAGCGGTGCTTGGCGTTAGTGGTGAAGTTCTTGATGTTAGTCATGCGATCACAGATCCAGTTGGTGTTGAAAAAGCAATGGTTGTGACCGAGACAGTTACTGCGACAGATGATAACTCTGTCGACAACTCGGCCGCCCTCATATCTTTAAACTTAACTTCAACCAGCGGCCCTAACGACTTTTCCAACTTTAATAGTGCCCTTGAGTCCAGTGCGACTGTTTCAGATTCGGTAGTAACCGGTGGTTTGGTTGCGCAGAACGCTGCGGTTGAAGCAACAGATAGCATCGTAGCAAATGCGATAGGAAGTGTGTCGGAGGCTTACCCAGAGGGTACGAGTGAAATTCAGAACGCAGTAGCCTACGTTCCTTTGACAGCCAAAGCCACAGGTACTGGGTCTGATCCGCACGTTGCTGCTGGAGTATGGGTTGGACGGGCAGATCTGGGCGGCGAGATCACCGCGTCTGGCTCTTCGACCTCAAATTTATCAGCTGGCGTGCTGATCGACGATACGATTACGGCCACAGGAACGCTGGCTACAGCTTGGGCTGTTAAGAGTAATTCGGTAGCGCCATCGGTGCTAGCCGGCAAACTCGGCGTTGGTATGACGACGGCTCCGACCGGAACTCTTACTGTGTCCGGTCACACTCACACGACAGGGACAGCTCCAACGGTTGGTTCGTGCGGAACTTCTCCGTCTGTCGTTGGGACAGATACGGCTGGCAAAATAACTATAGGTACGGGCGGTGTCGTCACTGGATGCGTTCTTACATTTGCCACCACATGGACAAATGCACCAATGTGTTTTCTTAATGACGAAACCCAGATCATCGCTGTCCAAGGTGTACCAACCACAACAACTCTAACTATAAATGTGGCGCTGGCGTTCACTGCCTCAAGCGTCATCGATTATCACTGCATCGGTCGCGAGTAACAAATAAGGAGAACTAAATGCCAGAAGAAAGCATCGTAATAAAAAACATCCGTGGTCTTATAAGACCAAACGGCCCATTAAAGCTTATTGATCTGTGCATTGACGGTGAAGATCAGTCTATTCAGTTGCCGTTAGATGCGGACACTCCAGAAGAGATTATTGCCTTTTGTAAGTCGCACGCTGCTAGCTTCAGGGAAAATAAGGCGGCTGATGTAGCTGTTAAGGAAGCCGTTGGCGCTCTTATTGGCCAAGACGTTCAGGATTTATAACAACCCCGTAAGGAGGGCATCTAAATGGTTCTAAAACTATGGTTTATTATTGCACTGCTGGCATCTACCGCGTTTGGAGCAAGCCTTCCTCAGGCCGGAAATACTCTATCGGTTGGTGGTGTTGATTTAATCTCTAACATGACCATACCGATGCCGGCAGCACTGCCCGGACTTACCACTCTTTACTCAAACAAGAGTGTGACCGCATCGGGGACTTATCACTTATACAAAAACGGAGCTATTTTCACCGTTGCCAACGGATCTAGCTTTACCGTTTTTAGGGTTTGCTATTTCAACGAGGGTACCGCAGGAAGAGCGGGTCAGTTCGTTGGTACAACCACTACTTACGCAGAAGCAGCAGCGTCGTCTGGGCTTACTTCTGCTACATTTCAAAATGGCAGCATTGGTTCATGGGGTTGGCTTGCAGCTAGCCTCACAGTATTTTCTTGTGAGGACGCAATCTATACGTTCACAGGAGCCAGCGGTGGTTCGGGCGGCGGAACTATCGTTGGTTATGAGGCTGGTGTTTCTGGGGTTCAGCACCTTCTTGTGTGGGGCATTACAACAACCCCATAACGTGTCTGTCTTTTGATCCAACGAGGTGATCCATGGACGAGAACACTAAATATATCCTTCAAAGGATGGATCAATTCGAAGAACGGATGATGGAAGAGATTAGAGGCGTTGAGAATAGAGTTTTACCAGAACTCAAAGAGCTTCAGGCGTTCAAAAATAAAATAATGGGGATGTCTTTTATTTTTGGAGCACTCGGATCACTTATTATTAACTTTTTAATTAAGCATAACTAAACCAGGGGAATCTTATGACAGACGTGCAACAAACGGTATCTACGCCAGAGGCAGCAACAGCTCTTGCTAATGGGCTTCAGAAGTTTATTTTGGCGGCAATCGCTAACCACGCTGCTGCTGAAAAATCAGGCGGTCTGGCTTTTGAAATATCGGCAGACCTAACAGCTGCCGTGGCTGCTTTGGGTCCGGTCCTTGGGTCTCTCGGTGCTCTTTCTGATGAGGCAAAAACCGATACTTTGGGTTTTGTTGAGGCTTTTGCTATCGCTGGAATCGGAACAGCCAGGGCGTTGATGGCCCCAAAGTCGTAGCCATGGAGCCCGCATCTAAGTCTATTCTAAAGTCTAAGACTGGATGGATAGGCATGGTGGTCGCGGTTATATTGGAGTTTCACCCAGACTTAAATGCTTGGCTGGTAAGACATCCAAGCACCTTAATTCTGGGATACACGATTCTTATATTTTTACTTAGACGAATTTCAGATGGCGCGGTTCATTTTTTGTGGAGAAAAAAACCAAATGACTCTTTCAGCCATATTAACTGCCCTCGGTAGCGTTGCTGCTATTGTTGGTGGTTTTGTATACGTCTTTAAATACAGCACTTGGCTGCTCACTAAGACTCCACAGCAAAAGAAGGAAGATATCGACCGTGATCAAGCAGCAGCTCAAAAAGAAGAGCAAGAAACAGGCAGGCCACCATCATGACTCGGAAATGGCCTATGCTCTGCATTGTGGCGTTTCTCGGTACAAGCTCTTGTGCCTCAAAGTCCGGTTTTGTCCACTATGCTCTAGACCCACTTCACGACACGCTACGAGCCCATGATCCAAAAAAAGATCTGCCATTAAGACAAACCTGTGCCGGTGATGAGCAAGTAAAAGTCAGGTGTGTCGCCATGATGATTGATGAGTTTTACAAGATGGAAACGGAGCTTATAGAGATTCGTCAAGCGCTTAAAGATTGCCAAAAAGGACCAAAACCGTGACAAAAATAACGGTCAAAGAGTATCTAATGGGCAGAGAGATTGAATATCCAATCACCGATGACATGCTTTTTAATGCATCTGAGATCGTTGATCGTGTAAATCTTCTCATGACAAAGGCAAACATATTTCGTGGGATAAGTTCAGGATATCGACCACCTGCAATTAACGCTCTAACTCCTGGTGCATCTAAACACTCAAAGCACATGAGTTGTGAGGCTATCGATTTAGAGGATACGGACGGTAAGTTTGATGCGTGGTGCATGACCCATACCGATGAACTCAAGTCTTGTGGCCTGTATTTGGAGCATCCGGAGGCTACGCCGAGCTGGACCCACCTGCAAACAGTGGCTCCTAAGTCTGGCAAACAGGTTTTCAAGCCGTAGTGTATACTATCGTGGGGGCATAAAAGTTCATGGATCTTGAGATTAAGGGCTTTCGCGGCGGATTAACCGACGACGAGAACACACAAAATCCATCTGAGTTTTTAAGGGCAGATAACCTCGACATTGACTATCCAAGTGGTGACTTGGTGTCTCGTGGTGGTTCCATTATCCATAATGATGTAACCCCAAATCCTACCTCTCAACGCATCGGCGGACTAATCAACTACAACTTTGACGAGAAGCTTCTTGTGGTGTCAGAAGCCAAAATCTTCCAAGATAATGGCGTTGACGGAGTTGTGGCTATTCAAGGACCGGCCGGAGCAAATGCTTTCCCTGGATTGTCTTCTGACATGATTCCATCTCACGCCGAACATGATCAGGAGTTGTTCGTCGTTTCAGACGATGGAGACAATGATGGGGTTAGACCGATCAAGCTATACAAAAATGAAAATGGAAGCCTTGTTTTGGTAACTGCTGGTCTG